TTGGCCGGCGATGGCGGCGCTGCCCCTCCCAGTTACTACGGCACTCCTCAGGCCGCTGGCTACCTTGAGAACTCCGGCGTCTCCGATGCCGGCGCCTTCGTCCTCGCCGAGACCGCCCTCCTCCTCCACTGCTGGGGCAACAACCCCGTCGTCACCGCCAAGCTCCAGCTTAACGGCCAGGACCGCTTCTCTGAGCGTGAGGGCTCCTACTTCGACACCGTGCAGCCCTACCAGCACCACACCGCCACCCCCAACACCGGTATCAACGTGTACTCCTTTGCCCTGCGCCCCGAGGAGCACCAGCCCTCCGGCAGTTGCAACTTCTCCCGCATTGACAACGCTACTCTTCAGCTTGTTCTCTCCAACGCTACCGTTGAGGGTGTCAAGACTGCCAAGGTTCGCGTCTATGCGACCAACTACAACGTTCTCCGTGTCATGAGCGGCATGGGTGGTCTCGCTTACAGCAATTAAATTGCATTTGCGCACACCAATTTGCTGAAATTTTCATATTTATTTTCATATTTATATCAATTAATATGAAACAACTTAAATAAAGGGCGTCATGATGCAATTGGTTTAGTGCGTTCCTTCATTCATTTATTTTAGCATCTTTAAAAAAATATAATATTATGTATATTTATAAAACTTTACAACCTTGACAGCATGGCAACACAAGCCCAAAAGGATACTGCATTAGATAATTTGTTATTAGAAGTAAATGCTGTATCAGAAGTATTGTATGGAAGGGGTCTGAGAGATACTCCAGGAAGAACAACACCAGGATATCACGGGGCTATTGCGGCTGGCAATATAGTCCCGTCACACTATCGCTACCCTGGTGAAGATCGCTACACTGGTGAAGGTGGTGGACGCCGCAGGCAAAGAGGAGGCGCCGCATGCGACAACCAATGGGTAAAACTTGCGGTTGATTCTGCTATTATTTTGGCAGGAGCTGGAGCAGTTATAGGTGCGACATATACTGGATTTTCAGTATTGAATTATTATATGTCAATATATAACGTGGGACCTTCTGTTATTGCAGTTGTAACCGCACTTTATGATTTATGTAAAACAATAATTACTAGTACAATTCCAGGACTAATGAGTGTTGCAACGGATCTTGCATTAGCGGCTGGACACGCGGCTGTTGCTGTGGCTCCATCATTAATAAGGACGATTGCGCCGTTTGTACCCGTTTACTTGTATATGAATGGACGTAACGCAATCACTGATGCAGCTGGTATATGTCAAAATATATATAGAGGTTCAAGCGATGCTTTCGATAGGGTAGTAACACGTTCTATGGCCAGAAAAGCGGAGTTTGAAGGAGCCATTGCAGCAAAAAGTGCACGAACGCGAGCGGCACTGACAAATTTCAAAGATTCCACAATTCAAGGTGGATTTGCAGTAGCACACCAGGGTACCCGTCTTTCAGATAAAGTGTGTGCACTAATTGATAAGGTCGCTGCTAGCGCCGCTCACACAGTGAATATTGCAAACGAAATTGCAGAAATGCTTGATGTTGAACCTATTGGTCCTGGTCAAGGTGGAAAATATAGAAAGAGAACAATGCACAGAAGAAGACACTGCGCCGTCAAGAGGTCTCGCAAACGTCGCTGTCATCGTCGACGAAGTAGGTGATTCATATTAGATTATTTATCCATTTTATCTCGATACAAAACAAATTCAAACGGATAAAGAGATGTAAACGAACCTGGCGTACGGTTATTTTAGGTTTATTGTAATTCAAAGTAGAGAGAATTTCAAGAAATAATAAAATAAAAATAATAACAATCGATGCTGATTTGATATAAAATCACTTTTGCGTAATAGAATCGCTAAGAACTTGAAGAGCACTTTTCACCATTTGCTCTTTTTGACGTTGATTTTGGGCCCCTTTTTACCCGAGTTCTTCGGGTCATAGTTCTCCTCTTCATCATCCGAGTGCAAGTCCTTGGAGATTTCCCAGAACTCTTTGGACCCCAGCTTGAACGGCCCGTGCTGTTGCGCCTTGTACCAGAAGATTTGCTCCTGCAGTTTGTTGGATTTCGCATTGTTATTGATCACCAAGCACTCAAAGTTCTCGGTGCACTGATCCATCACCTGACAGAAGCTCTCAAACGTGGGGAACATGCCCGCGTAGTTCTCGTAGATGCGTTTGCGATTGGCAATGTAGGGTTCGCGCAGGATAAACACGTAATCAATGTTCGTGCGCAAATTGGGCGGAATACCGAGAGGATATTGCATTGTGATGACTAACATGATCTTCCAATGACGTCCGTTCATGAAGAGTAGGCGCATCATGACGTCCTTAGTCCATTTGTTGTCGTAGAGGCAGTCGTCGAGCACGACGAAGGTGCGGGGGTCGATGGTGGAGCGTTTATACGTTTCAATCTCCTTTTTCATTTGTTTGAGGACGGCCTTTTGGCGCTTGAGGATGTTTTCGATGATGGCGGTGTTGTATGCATCGTGAATGAAGAGCTTGGGGACGTGGGCTGCGAAGAAGCCGTTTCCGGCCTCTGTGCCGGATATGACGGTGCCGATGGGGATGTCTTGGTGGTGGAACATGAGGTCCTGGACGAGGAAACTTTTACCGGTGTCACGGCGACCGATGAGAACGATGACGGGGCCCTTGTTTTCATCGGGCCTAAAGCTGATGGAGCGCATATCAAATTTTGAGAGTTCCAGATTCATTATTATGTTAGAAAGTAAAGTTTGAACAAATGAATTGCGGCTTGGCACTTATTACACTACAAATAAATAATATTACTAAATATTAAACGCACACACCTCTCAATGCGTGATAACATAAAACGAATGAATTGGAATGAATGGATTCAACATTTTTACTACGGCCTCATGTATGCGTCGTATGCATTGTACGTGATTGCGATGCTGGGCATTGCCTCCGTGGCACCCACGTATTTGAGCACGGTGCATTTGGTATTGAAGTATTTCATAATTGTGTTTTTGATGGTGCGGTTCAATCCGTGGACCAGGCATGAAGCATTTACCGCATTTGATCGCACCATTGTGTTTAGCGCGGCGTTATTTTTGCTGACTACCACTGCCATTACGTCAATAGTCCTAAATAAATTACATTTGCGAGATACGTATTAAAAAAAAATTGAATATAAAATGAAGGCAACAATACAATCTAGTAGAACAGAACAGAACAGAACAACCGCATGGATAATTTAAACGCCAAACAGGTGAAGGCCAATGAACAAAAAGACGCCAAAGAAGCAAAAGCAAAGGACAAAAAAGACGCCGAAGAGGTCAAGGCCGTCAAGGCCACCAAAGAGGCCAAAGTGGTTAAGGATATGGAGGATGATTACACTGAGGATATATTGCGCAACGGGTATTACTCGTTTAAAAAATATCGCGACGATTCGCGCAAACGTCATCGGATGGTGCGACTTCCAAACATACCGGAAGACATTTCAGAAAACATTACAAAATTTCTGCTTCGCAAATACGGCGGTGATCCGAATATCAAATGGGCGAAAGCCATTACGATTGACGGCAAAAAGGTAAAAGGGGATCTTTATTCTAGCAAATACTCTTTGGATTCTCAACCAGAAGTCAAATCATTCGCATCAGATGGGCCATCGACATTCGGTCCCAAAAAAAAATTCGTGGAAATGTACTTTTTAGATCTGAGACAAGCGTTTGATAAAAATAATTTGATTTTGTGGCGCATCAATTTAACAAATGATTCCCCCGAATGGAAATGCATTAAAATGAGTAAAAAACAATCTAATGATGACCAATGCATTCAAGGTCGTCGCCCCCACATTTGCTGGAAAACATTGTATCCTCAAATTGCAGGACATTGCGTCAAAGTGTATGAAGGCCCATTTGAAGGTATTTTCGATCCACCAACAGCAACAGCGCCACCAACCCCAGAGCCAACAGCGCCACCGACCCCAGAGCCAACAGCAACCCCAGAGCCAACAGCAACAGCACCATAATTCAATTCATTCGAGTAGACTCATCAACCGGGTCGCAATGAGTTCAACCACCGGCAATGAAACCGCATTCCCTGCCAATTTGTATAAATTCGTGTCGGACATGGTAGATGGTAACACGTAGGATGAAGGAAATCCTTGAAAGTTGAAACATTCTCTGGGCGTAAATTTTCTTATCCCCTTTTCATCAAGAATCAGGGGAACGTTGTGTCCACCGCCCCCCATGTTTGCAGTCAGCGTGGGGCATTCGTTGCTCTTGTTTTCACGAACATAGACCCGGCGGTATTGATACACCGTATCTTTTTTTGTGACGCCATTCTTCACCAGTTCCCAAGTGGACGATTTGTCCGTGTAGTAATATTTGTCGCCCACGACTGGCTCCAGCGAGGATGCGATTGGCCTTTTTGGCACTGGTGGAAAATCCAGCGTAAACTTGTCGTACACTTCCTTTGATTTCATGCAAACAATGTATATTCGCTCTCGGTGTTGTGGCACGCCGGTTATGTCCGACGTGTTGAGCACCTTGTATCGAATGTGGTATCCGCGTTCCAGTAAATTGGTTTTAATGATTTCAAATGTGGTACCGTCATCGTGCGACACCAAATTTTTCACATTTTCAAGAACAATGAATGACGGGTTGTGGTGATCGATGATTTTCAAAATTTTCCAGAACACGTTGGAACGTTCGTCCTGAAACCCGGCCTGCTTTCCAGCAATGCTGAATGGCTGGCACGGAAAGCCACCGGTGAGAATGTCGTGTGCGGGTATGTCTTCCACCGGAACTTCGTTCAAATTTTTAAGCGTTAGTGGATGATCGAAATTAGCATCGTATGTTTCCTTTGACCACGCAACCATGTCGTTTGCAAATACGCATTTGACCTTTCCGGTTCCTTCGAATGCACGCGTGAACGCTCCCGTGCCAGCAAACAAATCAATCATTTTCATGGGGTGTGTCATATCTTCGATCTGCGAATCTCTGGTGATAAGGGGTTATAGTGATATTCATGCTTTCAATTTTAAATTTTATTTATCATTAATGAATTTTAATGAATTGTAATGAATTATAATATAGCGTATTTATAATATGCGATTTCCATTGATTCCATTCAATATAGCAATATAGCAATAAAAGGCAATGAAACCGTCAGTTGACAAGATGGATTTAAATGATTTGGAGCAAAAGCTGGTAAAACAAGCGGTTGAAAACATAGAGGCCCGCATTGGTGCCAAAAAAACGAATGATCCCAAAATGAAGAATATCATTTCAATTGTGGAGCGCTTCATAAAGAAACACGAGCTGGTGTGTTACGGGGGAACTGCCATTAATAACATTTTGCCAGAGTCGGCGCAGTTCTACGACAAAAAGACAGAGATACCTGATTACGATTTTTATTCCCCTAATGCGCTGGATCATGCGAAGGATCTAGCCGACGAGTTTTACGAAAACGGGTTTTCGGAAGTGGAGGCGAAATCAGGTATGCATCACGGTACTTACAAAGTATTTGTGAATTTCGTGGGGATTGCCGATATAACGCAGCTGGACCCGGTGCTGTTCAAAAACATTCGGGCCGAGGCGATTAAAGTGGACGGCATACTGTATGCGCCACCAAACCTGCTGCGCATGGGCATGTATTTGGAGCTGTCCCGTCCCGAAGGCGACGTGTCGCGCTGGGAAAAGGTGAGCACACGACTGGCACTGCTGAACAATCACTACCCCCTGACAGCTGACGGATGCACGCCTGACCGAATGCGCCGTCCGTTTCAAACCCCAAAGCCCAAACGAACCAATTATGCCCCCAGCCCTACGGCAGATGACATTGAATTATCCGAGTCCGATGAGAGCGACGAGGTACGCATGTTTCGCGCGGTGCGCAACTCGTTCATAGACGAAGAACTGGTGTTTTTCGGGGGGTATGCCATTTCGAAGTATGCACAGTATTTACCGAAATTCGACAAAGCGATGTTTGCGCAAATCCCACACTTTGACGTGCTGTCCATGGATCCGGAGGATAGTGCTCGCAAGGTCAAAGAACGGCTGGAAGACAACGATTTTAAGGGCGTGGTCATAACCAAACACTCGGGAATTGGCGAAATTGTGCCAGAGCATTATGAAATTTCGGTTGGGCCAATGCAGGTGGCATTCATTTATAAACCGGTTGCTTGTCACGGGTATAACGTGGTTCAAGTTGGCAAAAAACGGGTGCGCATTGCCAGCACAGACACCATGCTGAGTCTGTACTTGGCTATGATTTATACGGATAAGCCGTATTACGACGTGTTGCGTATTTTATGCATGTGCAAGTACTTGTACGATATTCAGCAGCGCAACCGGCTGAAACAGACCGGGCTGTTACGTCGCTTCGGCATTACGTGCTATGGAAAGCAGGAGACTCTGGACGACATTAAGGCCGAAAAGGCCGAGAAATATCAAGAACTTAAACGCACTGATCCCGAATACGAGGAGTGGTTTTTAAAGTATTCGCCGATGGAGTACTTTGAACACACGTATAATCCGAAAAAACATAAACTGACCGTTAAGCGGTCACCTAATGCGAAAAGCCCTAGCCCTGCGAAAAGCCCTGCGAAAAGCCCTGCGAAAAAAACAAGAAAAATAAAAAAGAAACCCAAAAAAACTGTAATAAACAAATTTTTTAATATTATATAAGTATATTCATGATTTTTTTGTCGTTCGTTCCTTTAATTACGGTGTTAGTAGGAATGGGTATCGTCACCTCTGAAATCAAATGCACTGAGTTTGTTTGCATTGACATTGTGCAAGATGTATTAGATTGCGACGTGTTCTGGTGTTATGACGAATGTGGATGCGGATGCAGTTGTTGCACATGTAACTATGCCAAATAATCGTTAAACATGTTATCCACATACATGGGCACAAGTTGCGGATTATATAAATAGCAATTGCACTTGCCATTCATGTGGTAACTGCCGTAATGACCTCCGCCGCAGTTGCAATAGCCGGGCGCTGGCTGCATCGGGTCCGGTGTAAACATGCACCAGTCTTTCGGATAGCCTTGATCCACGCAAGCCGACCAATTCTCATAACCTTCGGCAAATGTTTCATGCGCTGCTTGGTTATAGTTGTATTTCGCAATGCAATAAATCAGCATAATGAATAGCCCCCATTTTACCCAATGGTTCGGAATGGACAACATAAATACGAATGGGTTTGTTCTTATTTATATATCATACATATAATTTATTTTTTCTACGATGGATTTGGTTCGGTTCAGTTTAATCCGAAATTGGACGGCAACTCTGGAATTGCGGTTCCGTAATACGACTCAATCTCCTTCAGCTTGCGAAAATCCCGGCGCGTCACAAAATTGACACCGCTACCTTTGCGACCCCAGCGCCCCGAACGCCCGATTCGGTGCAAATACGTGTGCACGTCGCGAGGCATGTCAAAATTGATGACCGTGCTCACCTGCTGGATGTCAATCCCGCGCGCCGTCACGTTGGATGAAATGAGCACGCGGTGCACCCCGCTGCGAAACTCTTGGTACGCCTTGTCTCGCACGTCCTTATCCATCCCGCTGTGTATGCAGCACACGGGAAACCCGTCATTCGTCATAGCATCGGCCAAATCGCTCACCCGGCGAATGCTGTTGCAGTAAATAATGCACTGCGACACGGAAATGCGCGTGAATAAATCCTTCAAAGTGGCGTACTTGTCATGATCCGTCTCCAGCGCCACATGAAACTGGCTGATGCCCTCCAGCGTCAGCATTTCGCTCTTCACCAAAATGCGCACCGGGTCCCGCATGAACTTATCGGACAGCGAGTGCAACTCCGGGGGCATAGTGGCGCTGAACAAGCACACCTGCACGTTGGTATTCAGTTGCTGAAAAATATTATAGATTTGCTCGTTGAACCCGGCCGACAGCATTTCATCGGCTTCGTCCAGAACAAGCAACTGCATTCCGCGACCAATGGCGGGCTGACGGCGCAGGATGTCGTGCACCCGACCGGGACACCCTATTAGTACCTGCGGGCCGTTTGCCTTCAAGTCGGCCACGTCATCCTCCGTTGACGTCCCGCCTATGAGGAGCTGCACGTGGAGTCCGGTCATTTGCGAGCCAAGATCCTTGATAACGTCGTGTATCTGCTTTGCCAATTCGCGGGTGGGTGCAATAATGAGCGCCTGGGGTTGCTTCAAGTCCAGAGACACTCGGTTTAACGCACCGGTCGCAAATGCACCGGTTTTGCCGCTGCCCGACTGCGCCTGGGCAATAACGTCTCGTCCATCAATGATGGACAAAATTGATTTCTGCTGAATGGGGCTGGGCTTCTCAAAGCCGTAGCCGTATATCCCGCGCATCAGCATCGGGTTCAAATTGGGGATGTCTTCCCATGCCTCAAATTCTCGGGCGGGAGTAGTGGTAGGTTCGGGGGGTGCGGTCATGATATACGCTATTTTAGCATGCGAGAATGTGTTTAAGTCCGTTTTTTTTATTATTTTATTTTTTTTTGCGGTTTGGCGGAAGGAATAACCCCCATAACGAAAAAATGTAAAAAATACAAATGAATACTACCCTTATACCTCGCATAATTAAAAATTAAAAAATAATTTAGATGAAATGAATATAAACAAAGCACACGAAATACAAATAGATTAATACTCCTCCTTATGACAATGACAACTATCCCAGTGTATACCATCTCTGATTTTGAAGCCATAACGTGGAATGGGTTTGAGTGCGAGTTGCCCCAGCAAACAATTACGTTGATTTCGCAAATTGCCGACCAGGTAGGTGCACCGTCATACGTGAAGACGCCGGTGTTTCCAAAACGCAACCAGCCGGAAGATACAGTGAAAGGGCAAGGGATGTTATTGGCGCGCAAAAAGCCCCGCACCACCGCTGAAATAACAGAAGACGATTGGGAATCTATTCGTACGTTCCAGGCAACGGAGTTGAAACGGAACCAAGGCATTGACGCACACTTAGACGGCATCCGGTCCGACTTGAATAAAATTACGGAAAAGACGTTTGACGAGGTGTTTGATGCGCTGTGTGTTCGTATTGACGACTTGAAAGATGAACCCGATGAAACTCATTTACTTACGGTGGGTGCTACCATTTTCAACACGGCCAGTTCCAACCACTTTTTTTCGGCAGTGTATGCGCGATTGTTTCGCCAGCTGTTGCACAAATACAATACGGTGTTCAGGACCGTATTTGAGACGAATTTTGAGCAGTTCATGACGCTGTTCAAGACCATAGAACATGCCGATGCGAAGAAGGATTACACCCGATTTTGCGAGGTCAATAAAACGAACGACAAGCGGCGCGCCATGAGTTTATTTATCATCAATTTAATGAAACAGGGCGTCATTACAACTTTTAAAATCATAGATATCGTGCATCAGTTGCAGTCGCTCATTCGGGATAATCTGCGACAGTCGGACCGGACCAATGAAGTGGAGGAGCTAACCGAAAACTTGTTCATTATTTTGAAGGATGCGCACCAAGTTTTGCGCCTCGGGCACGCCGACGAATGGGTCACAATTGTGTCTGAAGTGGAGTACACCAGCCAATTGAAACCGAAAAATGCAAAGTATCCCAGCATAACGAACAAAACCATTTTTAAGCACATGGACATTTTGGACGAATTGAAAAAAACAACTCAATAATTAGAGTGCACTTGGTTTTGGTTTTATTCATTTTTATTATGAATATAAATTTAAATGATATTTTTATTTTAATTGAATCAAAATAAACAACATATAAATACATAAAAACAATTAAATAATTGTGTTTATGACCATTTGAATTTCAATTTCACATGAATGAAGACTCGGTTGAATTGTGCATAGAAACGACGATCCCCCCTGCAAATGACAGTTCGCAGTCATTGGAATCATCCATGTCCACGTATGACAGCATGATACAAACTTTAAATGACGAATTGAACACCGACGACAACAAAGAAAACAATGATCATGGCAATGGCAATGACAATGTCATTGATTTCATTGATTTTGAGGACATGGATTTTTTTAAGATGGATTGCGCAACTGCAATGTCGTTTGATTACGAAATGAATTACACCATGAAACAGCTCAAGCACATTGCTGGTTACTACGGGATAAAAAATAAATCCCGGAAAGAGGATGCAATACAGGACATTGTTGTTTATGAAACAGACCCCGCAAATGGCGATGCGGTAGCCCGTCGTAAACGGTTGTTCCATTACATGGACGCATTGAAAAACGACGAATATTTCAAAACATTTATAATACTGTGAGTAAATAAATATATAAAAATAATTAGCGACTAAGTAATTACCCCGGCCATCCGAAACAACGAAACAATGAATGCAAAACAAGAACGGGCTTATAATTTAGAAATGCACAAATTGAATCGCACAAATCACGAGCTCACCCTAAAAAATGCAGCACTGAATTCCGAATGCAATCAATTGCGGTCGACCATTAAACACTTGGAAGCGGCAAATAATGAGTTAATTCGATCCACAAAACAGATGTTTGAGGAGCGTATTCAAACTAATACAGCGGATATGAAACACCGATTGATGTTATCAGAAATGTCTCATGCCATCTCCGCCAATTATGCGCACACCCAGTTAATTTACCAACTGGATTTCGAAGGCAAACGTGTTGGGATTTATTCGCACTACTCCGAACACAATGTAGTGGAAAGTTACA